GGTTCTTGGTGGTCTTCATGACCTTGACCGACTTCATGCCCACGATCCGGGGCTCCATCGGCATCTGGCTCTGCATGGTCAATTCGTGGGCCTGCTTGAGCTCCTCGGGCACCTCGAACCGCCAGCCGGTAGGATTCTCCGCCTTCATCCGGGCGAGCTCCTGGTGCAGCGGTGCCAGCTGGGGGTTGGGTGTAAACTCCACCACCGGCTGCTGCTCCGTGACTTCCTCTTCCTCGAACACCCAGCCGACACGCACAATGGCCGTGCCCTGGTCGACGGCGGCCCGGACGTACTGGTCGATGAAGGAGACCTTGTCGATCTTGCTGTTGATCTGACTGTTCAAAACCAGCGCATTTTGAGTAGCAGCTTTCTCATCTTCCCAAGTTACGGGCGAAGCTGAGAACAAGTCGTCGGTTGCCAGGAAGGGCTCTGACAGGGCGGCATACCGCCATTCGGCCTGCTTGCGGATCAGCTTGGGCTGAACCTTTGAGGAACCCTCGGGCACCGAGACCAGGGCTTTGCCCCGAACGTAGAGGTTGTCCAGCCAGGTGTCGATCTTCCCTTCCTGGTTGTCATGCGACGGCTGCGCTGCCAGGAGGTCTTCCTTCAGCTTGGCGACTGTCGGCGGCGTCGTCCAGCCCTTGGGGTGGATGACGGCGGTGTCCTCACTCGTCTGAGCGTTGGGGCTTTGATCTTCCATTGACAGTCTCGCAGGTAGTGAATACCCGCAATGCTACGGAAGAGAATTTTTAAATTCTGAGAAAAATCAGGGGAAGCCTTTGCAGTACAGGCGCTCGTTCGGGGCGTCTTGGTCCACCTGCAAACCAAGGCTATTCAACTGGGCCACCGCAATCTCGTACTTCTGGGCGTAGTTGTTACCTTCGTGCATGGCACCCGGCGTCATCCCGATCGGGTTGTGGAGCCGGCTGGCAATGAAGTAGCACAGGGCTTCCAGGTGGGTACTGGGCAGCTCAATCGTCACCACCCGGGGTGAGGCGTTGGCCAGGGCCACATCAATGGCGGGGTGGTCTGCCCGGTACTTGACCACCAGCTCGGTAGTCTCAAGCAGCCAGGGGGCCTTCTCGGTATCCGAGGGTATGATCATGCTGTTGTAGCTGGGGGTGCGGATACCGTCCCAGCTGCCTATCTGATTCAGGGGAATCTCGTACTCCTCCTCCTGATACACACCATACACACGCTCGATCTTGATCAGATCGCCCGCTGCCGGGGTCACCAGGTAGGAAGTCTGCTGGGAAACCAGAGGAACCACCAGGGTCCCCTCTTTCAGGGCGCACTTGGTGTGCAGGGAGGTCAGCCCCATCTGGATATGGGGCAGCAACCGCTTGTGGTTCTCACTGGCAATGCCGTCACCGATGGCATCGATGCTGGAGCCACCCAATTTCAGCTCACGGAGTTCACCGTAAGCCAGTTGGTCATAAATATCTTTCAGAAGCATGGGTGCCTCACACTATGTACGATGCCATTGGCGAAACGGGGCTGTCATCGTCCCCGAAATCCCACAACGAATTGGCGGACTGCTGCATGTGCAGGTCTTCCGTGGGACGCCAGGGGGTCAGTGACCCCAACATGGAGATGTTATCAATGAAGTCATCCTGTTTGCTGCGAAATCCGTTCACCGAAGCCAGGCTCAGCTCATTCATGCACTCCGCCATCTCCGGGCTGCCCTTTTTCTCCAGGGGGAAGTACATTTTCCCGGCCTTGAACAGGGGCACCACGATGTTGAAACGCACCATTTTGTTGGTGTTCGGGCGGATCCCGGGCTGGTTCGAGTTATTCTCGGAAGCCAGGGTGAAATAGATGTTCCGGTTCATCATCTCGCCCAGGATCCACTGCACGAACCCACCCTGCTGGCCGGATACCTCGATGCCCGTCTGCTGGGGGCGGTAGATACTGGCGAATCTGAACAGATCGTTGATGTTCGCGTCCATCAGCTGGCGCTTGCACACGCCATCCACCCAAAACCAGTCCCCATTGTTGTTGTAGGCCCACACCGAGATGACCGAATAGTCGCTCGACTGCTTCACGCTGGTGGCAAAGTCCGTGGTGATGTAGAAATTGAACCGATCCAGGTTCTTCGTGATGGAGGCGTGGCTGTACCAGCGGATATCCCCGTCCTGAATCAGGCGATCCTCGTCCGACATGATGCGCAGCATCAGTTCCTGGTTGAAGGTGTGGATCATCCCCAGCTTGACCGCCTTCTCGTACTCGCCCTTGACGTAGTCGTAGCCCTGCCGGTCGTCCCAGGCACCCCGGTACTCGACCTCAGAGGCCGGGAAGGCCTCGCAGACAGGGAATACGTTGGAGGTCCAGGCCCCGGATTCGACCGCCTTGTACAACGGGTCCTTCGCATTGAAGGGGGTGCCTGACCAGATGACCATATTGCGCTTCGGATGGAGCGCATAGTTCACCGCCTTGTACACGGTGTCCTCCACCGCCGCGATGACCGTTGCCGAGCGCGCGTCCTCGTCCGAAATCAGGTCGTCGAGAACCGCCAGACCTGGCCGGATACCCATCTCTTTGGCTCCCCGGACGCCAGTTTTGGCGCCGTAGCCCTTGACCACGAATACCCGCCCATCGGCGTTGCGGAATTCCCAGCGGATATCCGTGAACCGGGTCTCGGGGATGTATTCCTTGAGGAACTCCGAATTCTCCCAGCGGAATTCCAGGTTCTTCCGCATGTTCTTGACCCCGTTCTCGATGGAGTCCGAGACATACAGGGCCAGGCTGACATCTCCGAAGCCAGGGATCGAACCGTAGACCGCCAGGTACAGGAACAAGTACTCGCCCATGAGCGTGGTCTTGGCCGAACCCCGGTAGCACATGTTGGCCACCCGGTTGTCGCCACAGGTGATGGTGTCCAGCATCCGGTAGTGCATGATGGGCGTCTTGTTTTCCTCGCCCTTCGCACCGTTCACCAGCTTGATGAAGGTCACGAACTCCAGGGCGAAGTCGCTGGGGACGTAATTCGGGTCGACGGCGTAGCTGACCTGGTTTAAATACTCCTCAACCCCCAGCGCTTTGGCGACATTGAAGCCCTCACTCATGGGGTGGTATCCCATCCGCTTCGCGCCACCGGTTAAGCCAGGTGGTTTCAGGCATGTGATTCAGGTTGCGCCGGCTCGGCGGCAGGCTGGGGAGTGCCCCGAAGGTCTCAATCAGGTGGGGGTCGGCTACCCCGGGCGAATTCAACAGCTCGCGCAGGGCCGGGGACAGAATATCATCCTCACCCCCCGCATTTAGGGCCTTCTCGAGGTCGAATACTACAATAATATCCTCGTCTTCCTCGTAGATCCGGTTGCCCTTGGGCCCGTACATCAAGCCATGGCGAATGGTGAACTCTTCAGGCAGCTCGCTCATTTCACTTTCTCCAGTATCTTCTCGACGATGTGCTCCATCAGGTAGGCCTGCAGGTCCGTGGACTCCAGGTTGATGGGGCTGTCGTAGTAATCCATGAGGAAATGGGCCATGTGCAGGGCTTCATGGAAAGCCGTGGTCATCGCGTAGTCCTCGGGCATGTACAGAACGAACAGGGGAGCCACCGGGCGATCGTCGATCGTGGCCGCCATGCCCCGGCACTTGTCCAAAAACTTGAGGTCCATCTTGTCTTTGGCCACGGCGTACTTGTTCCACCAGGCCGCAAACTCCGTGGGCTTCGAGGTGACCCCCACCCGGGCACCGAAGGGCTGTATCAGAAAGGATTTCATGCAGCGTCATCCCCCAGGGTGACGATGATGGGAATCTCGTACCCGCAGCGGGCACAGTGGGCGGCCACCTGGCCCACGTAGAACAGCTCAGACTTGCAGCTGCACACCCAGCAGGTCTCCGGCCGCAGCTCGATTTGATCTTCCTTGGCTTCGGTGACAATGGGCCTTCGGGTAAATATCTCGACAACCTTGCTCATGGGTCAATTACCTCTCCATTTTCAATCAACACCGGGGCTTGGGCGGTTTGCTGGGGGGTCAGCACGCCGGCCTGCAAGGCAAGGCGTTGCTGGGCCACCAGTTCCAGGGTCGCCTGGCGCAGGGCATCAATACTCGAGTCCTTCTTGATACCCAGGTCGAGCTCAATCTTCTTGGTTTCGGGCTGTTTCAACTGGGTCAGGATGGAGTTGGCCGCATCCGTCCGCACCTTCTCGCTGTTGGCATTCAGCATCAGGTCTGCCTGGACGTTGAGCGCCTTCTGGTACAGGTCCTGATTCAGCACCCAGGCCGGAACCAGGGTCTGCTCCATGATCAGGTTGACCAGCTTCGACTTGTTGTAGGCCGTCACGTAGCTGGCGATGTCCTTGGCCGGCACGCCCTGGGCCTGGAACCGGGTGATCTTGTCGGGGAAGGTAATCGAATAGGCCGCCAGGTTGGTGCAGCCCCGGAGCTTGTGGCTCACGTACTTCACCGCATCGATGTAATTCGAGATCTTGAACCGCCCGTCGGACATGACCGAGGTGTAGCTGACCAGGTTCTCCCGGTACTGCTCGTACATCTCAGGTTCGGACAGGGTCTTGGTGATCTGGTCGATCAGTTGCTGGTTGACGGTCTTCCTGACTTTATCGGGCAGGGCCGCCTTGAACTGGTCAATGGTGAGTAGGTCCACAGTGCTCTCCGAGTTGTGATATCGGGCGACTGTAGTCAGTCCAAAAACTTTTTTCTTAGAAATAAAAAAGCCGCCCGAAGGCGGCGTCCCTGTCGGGGGTATTTTTTAGTATTCGCCGTACAGGCGCATCGTTCCAAGCAAACCGTCTGCCGGACCGTTCAGCTTGAGGGTGGTGATGGCCGCAACCATGCTGTCGTGGTACAGCGCGCCCGTGTGGTAGCCCACCTTGGCCCCACCAGATTCGTAAGTACTGGATACCCCGTGGGCACCCTTCAACTCGGTGGTGCTGGCATAGTCCTCGACCAGGATCTCAACGATGGACTTGCCCACTGCCGTAGCCGCAGCGATCACTGCGATCTGGGCGGTCGCACCCTCAGTGGTGGCACCGGCCACATCCGTGTCGGTGGTGCGCTGGCTGTAATAGTTGGCCGCCGTCTCGTCGGCGTTCCAATACATGAGCAGGGAGTCGAACGCCACGGCTGCCTTGTTACTCCGCAGCCGGCCCTTGAGCACCAGGCGACTGAAGCCAGCAGGAATATTGCTGAACAGCATGGGGCCCTGCACCGTGTTGGTGATGGTCTGAATCAAGACCCTACCACCACCGTACAGCTCCTCGAAGTTGCTGTTGATAGTGGCGATCGCACCGCCATTGAAGCGGGCGGTCTTGAGAATCTGTCTGGACATGGTGAGCTCCTATGGTTTCAAGGCCCCAGTCTATGGGGCCCCAAAATATTTTTCTCAAATAAAAAACCCCCAAGCAGGCTCGCACCTGAAGGGGGCCGTGTTAAACCAAAAGGATTACTGGGCCTCGAACAACCGCTGCTTCAGTAGGTAGGCCTCGAGTGCCCAGATCTTCTGCACCGCGTTACCCCGGGCGATGTCATACCCCAGCTGCGCGTTGTAGTTCTCCGGGCTGGCACAGGCGCTCTCACCGGTGACATTGAAGCCGTTCTCCAGGGTCAAGCAGCACACGGTCAGGGTGCTACCCTCGAAGACGTGGTACTCCTCCTGGACGATCTTGGATTCAACATGGGCCAGGGTAATCCTCGGGGCGGTTAGGCCCAGCTCCTGGATCCTGGCTTCTACGGTAGCGTCATTGCTCATACCCCGAGCCTCCCATTCAGCGAAGCCAGGTAGGCTTGCATGTGGGACAGCTGGCCCCTCAGCTCACTCCGCTCCAGCAGGTTCAGGGCCAGGTACTGCTCGCTGGCCACGAAGGCTGCCAGCTTTTGCGTGCGCTCCGCCAGCTGGTCCCGTTCGATAAGCAGGCGAGCCTCCCAGGTGCCGGAGGGACGATAGCTCGCCTCGAAGGCGGCAGCCGGTGACCAGCTGATGTACTCGTCCTCGTAGACCACCATGTACCCCGGGGCTTCCGGGTCTTCATCCACGGGAATAACCCAACCCCGCTGGAGGTTGTACTCCCCCAGGGTCATGGGCGAAGCCAGCAGGGTCTTGGTCCCGGTGTATTGCACAAAGTACGGGCCGGGGATTTCAACAGTCATCATTGTTTCGGGTGCGTCACTCATTGTCGTGGCTCCTATGCCATGGGTATCATGCGGATCAGCCCCGCCAGGCGATTGGCCCAGCCGGCGGCGAATACCGCTTGTGATTCGTTGTCGGTGATGATCTTGCCGATGTAGCTGACCCGGGCTGCCATGAAGTTGCAGCACAGGTGCTTGTCCGTCATGCTGTTCACCGCCTCGCGGGTCAGCGGTCCCAGGACCCCGTCCTGCTCCAGGTGCAGCATCGCCTGCAACAGCTTGACGGCCCGACCCGGTCCATGGTGGATCCCGGCATCGAACAGCATGTCGTTAAACACGACACCCCGGCCCAGCGTAAAGAACCCCGGGTCGACCCAGTAGTTCTTGTGGTAGATCTCAGTGGCTTCCGCCCGGGTCAGCTCCTGCACCTGCTCCGCCGTACACCGGTACCCCCGGTAATCGCTCAGGGTCTTCTGGGTGATACCCATATTGGTAGGGCCCCCCCTGTCAGCGGGGTGGTTCACATACCCCCCTTCACGGTCGAGTACACGGGCAATCAGGGAGTGGATCATGCGGCACCTCTGGTTTACAAGGCGCTCAGTCTGCCAACCCTGGGTAGACTTTTCTGGGATTTCTTAAACCAAATTAATTGATCACTTTTTGATCAGTGTGACGAAATTGCCTCTGAGATCACGCCTGGCGCGGACCCATAAGTATCTTAGAAGGGGCCACCCTCCCTCCCTTCCTGAAAACCCAAGACAATCAACAACTTAGAAGCCAATGAAAAAATGAGGTATCCCCTGGGTGTGATTCTACTACCCTGAATCTCACGCGGAGGTGTATAATCGTCGGACTCCCATCACTTTCTAGGTATCGCCATTTTGGACACCATTCTCACCGCCTGCTTCTGTGATAAGAACACCCAATCCTACCGGGCCAAATACACCATAAGCCATAAAGAACATATGGATATTGCCGCCAAGCTGGGGGACAGCGCCGTCCTCCTGTACATGCACTACCTCAGAATGGCAGCCACCGACCACCCGGTGATCACCGACGCCAATGCCGCCGTCTCCCTGGGCTGGCATGAAAGAAAAGCTCAGAAGTATCGCCTGGCCCTGACCCGCCTGGGCTACTACAAGCAAATCCACTTCACCCGCACCGACGGGGTGAAGATGATCATCTACCACGTTGGTCAGGAAGCCGTCGGTAAAACCCTCCCCCAAACCAAGGACTAAACCTATGTCTGAGTACGAAGCCACGATTTACACCAACAACGGCCCGCGTAACCTTGTCCTCGCCTGTACCTCCATGGAAGTCCTGGAGCGCCTGGCCAAGCTCCTCTACCCGGAAGCCAGCTACGTCAACGTCCGGTACATCGGGGAGCGGCCAGCCTGATGACCGCCATCCTCTGGGTCAGCACTACAGTATTATTTAATATTCTATGGGGTACTGGTGTCGTCTTGGTCATCGCAGCCAGGATGATCCGTCCCCAATAGCCGGCAAGGGACCCCGCTCCCTCCGGGCTTCCGTTCGCAGTCATGCCACAGCGGCACGCGCTAAGGCGCGTACCGTCCGCCTTCGGCGGGTGGCATAACTACTCACTGCACCCCTCCCCCGCGTGTCCCTTGCCTAGTCTTATTTTTCCCCTATGGGATTGCGATCGCAGGGTTGGGGAAAATTTATAAAATGGGTACGGAGGTAGTGCTTACTTACCAGTCAATCCTACTCGACCTCCCCCCCCCCTATGTTCTATAGGCCCACTGCGTGGGTGTGCTGGGCTGACCTCAGTGCCCATACCCTTTAGCTAAGGATTACTACTATGTTCAACCAAATGATCAACATGATGTTCATGTCATTCTTCCGCATGTTCAAGTCACTCAATCAACTGATGGGTGTACTCGATGAAGCAACTGCTGCTGCTGAAGAAGAGGCCCATGGCTGGCGTCAGACCCTCGAGCATGACCGTGCTCGTCGCCATGACCTGCGTACTGCAGAGCGTGCTGCTGCCCTCGACCTCCGTGCCAAGGCTACTCCGTAGCCTACCTGCCCATCCCTTCGGGGGTGGGCTTACTGCCTACACAGTACACATGACACAGGGTGAGATAGTACCAAGGGAGAGAGACCTACTCTCTACGCAGTACCTTTCTCTCCATCTCCCTACTTCTCCCCTTTCAGATATTCCCTTTGGTTATGTTCTACCATGTTCTCCATGCCTACCGATACATTCCCTATAGTTATATCTCTATATGTATATATAGACTACATATCCACTGCGTGGGTGTGGTGACCGATGTTCTAAGAACATCTCCCTTGAAGTATTCAACTATAGCGAAGCGAGGATACAGCCATGCAACATCTACTGTTCATTGGAGAAGTGAAATTCGAGGGCCTGTCTATGATCAGCCCTGCCAATGGTGAGCCCAGTGTCTGCTCCATGGGTGAACTGCTCAGCCATGAGGGTGACATCATGGAGATCAAGCACAGCCACTGGCGTACCAGTGCATTCATCAATCTCAGTCAGGTCACTGACTGGGTCATCGTAGAGGACTCAACTATATGAGACAGCGAGATCCGGAGTATCTGAAAAACCTGATGGTGGTCTATGCCCTCATGGAGGGTGAGTCCCGGGAACTCGGTGAGCTGCACCACGCTCACCGTTGTGACCAAGCCTGTGAGGCCATCTACAACATGCTCTGTCCCGAGATCTACTGTGATGTCTGCGATGCCCACTACACCGAAGAAGATCCCTGCCCTTACCATTAGGAGATAGCTATGGCAATCGACCGACGAAGCCACGCGCATGAAGATGCAGCTGTGGCTGACCTCAAAGCTCTGCGGCAACTGGTCATCCAAGACCCAGAGGCTGCAGAGTCCAAGATCTCGTTCATCATCCTCAGGCTGCTGTATGCCTCTGGCCTCGACGAAGTAGCGGAAGAGCTGCAGTACCTCTCTCTCCTCTCAAGATAGTTCCTCTAGCCACCCGTTAGGGGAGTGCCGGCTTTAGCCGGTGCTCATCCTTCGGGATGGCTTTTCTCCTTAACCCGCTGCGCGGGTGTTGTGGCGATACGCCATCGCAGAGCGCTGCGCGCATTCGCGTGCTGCGCATAACCTCGAGGAGATAGTTCATGAACACCAAGCATTTCTTAGAAAGTCTGATGGTTCACACCCTGTTCGCAGGTGCCATTGTATCCATGTTCATCGTGGCTACGACTGTGTTGGCAGCAGCCAATATCTTGAGCCAGCCCAGCTGGATCATCTGGGCCACGTTCTGTGGTCTGGGCGTGTGCTTTGGCTTGTTGGTATTTGGCTGGGTGGACGCCATCCAAACCACCAACCAGCTGTACCGTATCAGCCGCATGGAGGAGCGCAGGAGGCACGCTAATTACACCCGTGCCTTGTACCACATGCGTGACGCCGTGCGTGACCACGACCGTGAGGTGGCCTCATGGGAGCAGCAGGTGCGGAGTATGGGGAAACGGCTATGACCCTCTGGACAGTAGCCGTGTACGACCAAGGTGTCGAGGTCACACTCGACATCATCGAAGAACCAGAACTAAACCAACTGGTTCGTTACTATGAACGCAAGGGCTATGAAGTCCGTGCAGAACTGACGTGGCCCGAGGCCAAGGAGAAATGTTATGCCGTATGACAGAATGTTCGGTGGGCTCGAGGATAACGATGAGCTCGAAGTACCCTCATTTGAGGACGAATACGCTGACCCTGCAGATATCGCAGATCAGGAGTGGGGAGACCTGCCCGACTACGAGTGAGATCTGTGAACCAGTCGTATTTTGTACAGGGCATCCTTCGGGGTGTCCTGTTTTTTTCTTTACTGGATGTCTTTATACTGCCGCCGCAAATTACCAACCCAATCACCCAACAGCTGTAAGGACATACGCTGTGAATTCCCAATATGACCTCTCCATGCAAGATTTCCTCTGCTACACCAAAGACTCCATCGAGTATTGGGCAGCACGAAGTAACAGGGAAAACCTCACCATTCGACTGGCTGATGACACCCTGTTGCATTCACCCAGCATCATGCTGATCCAATACCTGCTCATGGGCAAGACACAAGCCGAGATGGGTAAGCTGCTGCATGTATCACCCAAGACCATCGAGAAACGCTTGGCCATACTCACAGATAGAATGAGTGTATTCGCACCGGGCCACAGCCACCTACGTGGCTCTGTGACCGCCATTGGTTTAGCCACATTCCTCATGGCCACACTGGCTTACAAGACTCATATCAACGGTAGGGGAATCCCTCTGCGATGGTAGGGAAAATCCCATTCCCAACCACCACTCTCTCACTAAAATACCGTGCTTCCTGCGGGTGGTCTCCCGCTGCGCGGGTGTAACGGCAAAGGCAAAAGCCAAGCCAATCCATTCACTTTATAGAGAGAGCATTATCATGGCATTTAAAAATCGTTCCGAAAACGTCCGTGAAATCAAGCAGCCGGACTTTTACCTGAACCAGTTCATCCCTCGGGCTGACGGCTCAGCCATGCGTCTGGAGAGCACCAAGCTCTATCTGGATAACCCCAGCCACAAGCAGCTGATCGACGGCTGGAACGCTGGCACCATCACGCAGGTTGACCTGTGTGGCGACGGGGCCATCCAGTGCGAGATCCGCTCTGCTGCACGCAGCGAAGCCGGCTTGGTTCTCAAGAAGGCCCTGATCGGCTAACCACCGATCGAATACCAGTTCACCCTCACGGGTGGGCTGGTATTTTTTTGTAGATCACCAACAGCACCTATAGGACTGCCGCTTCGCGGGGGTGGTGCTGTTCTGTGTCTACAAAAACCAAAGGAGATAGTCATGCGCTTTTCAGCCGTAGGCCTGATCACTGACGATCAGGGAGATCAGTTCCTGTATATCCCATGGAACCACGTACAAGGACTGTGGAAGTGGGTGGTGCTTGAAGCCAAGCCCTACCAAACCTACCCGGGTCAAATATTCACCCGGGAACAGGTGGGATTCATCCTCAGCAACTTCGCAGACGGGTAACCCTGCCGACCTCCGGTCGGTGGGGTGGATACCACCCACCCCACTATCAGGAGCAAACCATGCCAAGAGCAACAAGCCCCAATGACCGCAGACTGGAAAAGAGCGCTGGCAAATACGCCACCAGGGCTCAACTGACAGAGGCTGTCAAAGCACTCAATGACCAGGGATGGTCACACCGTCTCATATCACTTGAGGTATTGGTCTCCCAGGCCACGGTCTGTCGCATTCTCAATGGCGACAAGAAAACCTACACCAACAGTAGTAAGAGCGTGAAGATAGTCTCAGCTATCGAAGAAACCCCTTACATGAAACTGACGCGCCTGTGGAAACCCACACGCCAATTCGAGGAAGCAGCTGTATGAAATACCATCCAAGCCAAATGAATCAAAATGGCATCCTGCTACCTCGGTGGCCAGGTGCCAGCCATTTCTCTGATTGGATTTGGGAGCCACATATATTCCAGGATCGAGAGGTAGACCTCTACTACTGGCATAACACAGGCAAGGAATACGCCAGCCTGAATGACCTCCTCATCGGAATTCAGATGAGCGGGGAGGATGGTGACTATATGTCCCCATTCCTCGAAGAGAATAATGCCCTGCATTATATCTACCGTGACCGCCATGAGAACGATGTCATGGCTGCCTACCTCAAAGCCTGTATTCGACTGGGCATTACGCCCTCATTCTCGTCACGTCGGTAACCCCTGCGGGGGTGTCGTGCCCTTTTCTCTGGAGAAAAAACATGATCACGCACATGCTCCCCGAAGACATGCAGCGCTCGAATGAGTACCTGTATTGCAGAAAGCACATCAACACCTACCTTGACCAAGCCATTCGCCAGGATCCAGACAGCGAAGCGAAGGTGGTGCGGGGCATCCAACTGTTAAGCGATTGGCTTGAGGGACAATACCATCTCTCGAAAATGGCCCGCCTCGCACAGCTGGATGCCCTGCACCTCGAGCAGATGGTCAGGGATATCTTCATTGGTATCTGCTACTGCCAGACTCCAGAGCTATTCGTATCCGTCACCGCACAGCTGGCCTCCAAGGTCGGCTTCGATGACCACCGCGATAGCATCCTGACAATGGCAGAGATGGTCGCAGTGCTCTGTGAAACAGACGCCTTCGATATCATCAAGGGAAACCAGGAAGATAGTCTCCTGATCCAGTGCAACCTGAAATTACCACACGAACTGATGGATGCCATCACTCGCTCGGTTTACGTGCCACCCATGGTGTGTGAACCGAAAGAGGTCACCAACAATTTCGAATCTCCCTACCTCACCTTCAATGACTGCCAAATACTTGGCAGGGGAAATGCACATACAGGCGATATCTGCCTCGATGTCATCAACCTGCAAAATAGTATCCCCCTCAAACTGGCTGTGGATTTCCTGTCTACAGTCGAAGAGGAACCCTCGGCAGAATTAGATAGTCTCGAGAAAAAGCGGGAGTGGGCTGAATTCAAGCGTCAAAGCTATGCCCTCTACACGCACCTCGTACAGCAGGGAAACAAGATATACCTCACCCACAAGGTGGATAAGCGTGGACGCCTGTACGCCCAGGGCTACCACATCAACAGCCAAGGCAGTGCCTTCAAGAAGGCTATGCTCGAGCTTCACCAAGAGGAGATCGTCAATGGGATACGGCCCAATCCATAAAGGTAAGCAAACAGTCATCACACCCAGGACCGGGAGGAACTGGTGTGATCTCGTCAATAAACCCAAGGAGGTCAAGCCATGGCTGTCCGAACAATCCCTGAACCCACCAACGAGGATTTCCACGTTGCGCTGACGGGCCTGCGAAACCAGGCCCAGAGCTGCGAGGTGGACCTCACCCAATGGAACAT